TGTACATCAAGAGCGTTCCGAGCACCACTTGTGCTCAGAGATAGGGTTGATGGGTAAAACTATTGATCTTAACCATCTGGTCAGAGAGTCTCTGACCTCCGCCTGCATGACTCTGGCAGGGGATCAACGCGAACGAGTCAATGGTCTTCTTCGCGGTGTCGCTACGGTTGTAGCTTACCACGGAGGCACACGCAAAGTTTTGGACTCAATGTGTGTGCAACTCGCTGCGTTCTTGGCAGTTGAGGACGAGGCGACATTCGTGAAACGCGCGAAGTACGTATTGGCAATGCCTATGGCAAAGTTTCTACGGGATTCGCTTCCTGAATGTCCTGAAGGGTTCGACGGTTTCCACGGTCCGTGGCGTCGTTGGGCGAAGAGCCGGCTCATCGCGTACAATCGTAAGAATGTACATCTCTGGTTTTCTTTCATGCAGTGCAAACGCTCTTGTTTGCCACTCAGTGACAAGATAGTCCGAGAGACGTATCTCAAACATCGTACGCAGATGGGACGACCGGATCCGCTCGAGAACAATCGAGGCATGCTTGATCGCATGTTGTCTCTTGTTCGACCTTTCATCAGCAAGATCAAAGCTGGCCTCACTCGTCTTACACAGGACGAGATTTGGAACCTGGGTCACAAGGCGTCTCAAAACGCTTCGTGGGAGTCAAGCCGCAAAGAAGGCGGCCAGACTGAGGCCCTTGCAGCACGTGTGTTTGAAGCTGCAAATCCAGGGCGCGATTCTTCGCGCAGGTTCACACCTGGTTCGAGTGCCGTCCTCGAATCGATGGAATGGAGTCCTTACGGAGCTTCATCTGTGACTAAGCCGATCCAGGCTGGTCGCAAATGGGACAAGGTTAAAGTTCCTGCTGTTCTTTCGAACCGCACAGACACTAAGTATGGTGAACTCGAGAATCGTGAGATCTTCTAGAGCCGACTCCGTGACTGGGCGCAGGCAGATTTAGCCGCTCATAATGGTCGTTTGCCCGCTATGATTCAAGCCGTACTCGAGCCTCTCAAGGTACGCGTCATCAGCAAGGGACCTGCTGCTCCGTATTTCTTCTCTAAGGGACTACAGAAAGCCCTTCACGACATCATGAGGAAGATGCCGTGTTTCCGATTGATCGGCCGACCTGTGTCGCCGACCGATCTGCTAGATATCGCACGTCGTGGCGAGAACTGGCTTTGGTACTCAGGCGACTA